TTACTTTGTCAGATAATCGTAGATATCGCTTCGGACGGCATGCATCAGGCGCAGGCGGAAATTCATGATCGGCAGCAGCCGTCCGTTTTTGTCTGCAATGGTCGTCTCCTCATTTCTGACCGGCACAGCCCGTCCCATGTAATAAAAATCCGTACCCTCGCCGTCGCTCTTTTTGATAAACAGATAGATCCTGAGTCCGTTTTCTTTATAATTAATGATCTCCTGGCTCTCCGTGCTTTCCCGGCTGACACGGCTTCGCGTCATCCAGCTGAACACCTGCTGATCTATAAACTGATCTTCGTATTTTGTCGTTTCTGAAATGTCATCTTTTTTCTCATATGTGACAAAAATCGGACAGGTGCCATATTTGATGCGGTAACCGTAAACGGTAGAGCTGTCGTCCTTTTCCCAGTTTAAGATGCGGCAGACATCTCTTCTGGAATACTTCTGGTACAAAACAAGGTTATCTTCATCCGCGTCGGAAAAGTTGTCTGCATATCTGGAGAGCCCATATCTGATCAGGTCAGCAGCCGCATCCCTGAACTGTGATGCCCGGCGGTCCATATTGCTGCTCTTTTGCAGATAGGCGGCACACCGGCGCACCTGCCGCCGGCGGAATTCTCTGGTGTCATCAAAATCTTCAACCTCTTCAAATCCGTCAAACACCGAAACCTTAGCATATTTCCTTTTATCGGCCATCGTGTTTAAAAATGTTTTATCCAGCATCCCAAGCGCAGATCGATAATCCTCATCCCGGAACGCCACCGAATAAGCCTGCAGCCTGGATCTGATCCGCTCCGGATCCACCCTGCCTTCTTCTAAAAGCTCATGCATCATGATAAGCTCATGCGGACGTTTTCCGTTTACGATCTGTGTGCAGATAAAATCAAGCGTCTGCTCCTGTTTCTCCGTGAATTCCTCCAGGCAGCAGTCCCTGTCGATCGATCTGACAAACCGGTAATATGACGCTTTTCTATAATTTATAAACAGGATCGGATCGATCTCTCCGTGGCGGTAAAATTCATCCGCCGTGGGCATTCTGCCCAGCCTGTCACGCAGATTAAAATACTTCTCCTTCAGGAACCGCAACGGCGTTGTGGACCTGTCGATCGCCGAAAAAATCGTCTTTTTAGATATCTCATCGAAATGGATCGTTGAGCATCCGGGAATGACGCTTGACCCCTCCATAAGATACTTTCGCATGTTGTCCTTGTTATAGGTGCGATCTCCCGACAGTGCGATCGGGATCAAAAAATTATTTGCGTAATTACCTATAAAATCCAGGATAACTACGAACTCTTTATCCTCCTTTTTTCGAAGTCCTCTTCCCAGCTGCTGGATAAAAATGATCGCGCTCTCAGTAGGCCGGAGCATAATGACCTGATTGATGTCCGGAAGGTCCACGCCTTCATTAAAAATATTGACGGTCAAAATATAGTCCAGTACATCTTCCCTCGTATCACTGACCAGCCGGTCCATAGCTTCCTGCCTGTCGGCCTCTGAATCTTTTCCGGAAAGCGCAAGTGTCCGGAGGCCTCTCTCATTGAATTTTTCCGAGAGTTTCTCTGCCTCCCCGACAGAAGCACAAAAAATCAGCCCTTTTACCCGATCTCCTGAATACCCGTAATAATCCGCCTGTTCTCTGACATAATCCACACGCTCATCACTTGTCAGCATGTTAAAAAGGCGAAAATCTCCCTGATCCGCACGCCTTAACAGATCGTCGGCGTCCGCATCCGCATCAAAAGCAATATCGCGGATCCCGAAATAATGAAACGGGCAGAGAAGGTCGTTTTCCAACGCCTGCTGCAAACGTATCTCATAGACAATATTGTGGTCAAACAATTCGTATATATTGCCCGTATCCGTCCGATCCGGCGTAGCCGTCATGCCAAGCCAGAAATCCGGTTTAAAATAGTTCATCACCTTTTGATAACTGGCTGCTGCCGCATGATGCACCTCGTCAAGGACGGCCGTCTGGTACTCATATGGATCAAAACGCCTGAGAACATCCTCTCTGGAGATCATAGTGATCATAGCAAAAACAAAATCCGCCTTTGCGATCTCATCGTAATCCTGATCCTCTCCCGTAAGCAGTGCCATTCTTTTTCCGCTGCCAAAAACATGCCTGTAGGACGTAAGCGCCTGCCTGAGGATCGTCTTTCTGTGCACGATAAACAGCACCTTGCCGGTCGGCGCGAGAGCATCCCGCACGCCAAAAGCGGAAGCATAAGTTTTGCCGGTACCCGATAATGTCAAGTAGGTGACATACACTTTTTCAAAATTCTTTTCCCGTAAAACAAGGCTTTCCGTTCCATCACCCGCAAAATAAGTATGGAGCGTGTCCTACAAGTGCTATAAAATCAGCAATCTGGCGTTATATAAGTGCGTGTATGCTTCACTCTCCCCTCTTCACATAATGCAGCTCAATATCATACCCCAGCGCCTCCATCATCTTGACGAAAGTATTATTGACCACGCTCTCATTCTTCTTGATCACGCGGTTCACATAGGTCTTGGTAGTGTCGATCTCTTCCGCCAGCTTCGCCTGCGTCTTCCCCTGCTCTATGCACTTTACTTTCACGTCCACTTCGATATTGTTTCTGACCATTCTCCGACTCCTGACCGAACCACTTATTATCTTATTTGTACAATTTATAGCATATCATTTTTCTCAGAATTTTCAAGCAAATCGCCAAATGGACGAAAAAATAAGGCCTGCCATCTCTGACAAGCCTCAAATCTTTACTTCCACTCGATCTTTACTTCATCCCCCGGATGAACTTCTATGCTCTCCACATATTCATCCAGAAGCTCCCTGGTCAACTTCGTCACCGCAAAGTTTTCATGTACCTTCTTCCGGTTCAGTTCCCTGACCTTCTGCTCCGCCTCAGCCAGCTGCTCCAATAGCCCCTCATGCTTCTTCCGGAGTTTTTCAATCTCATCGACAGGTGCGTCATAGCTGTTCTTCTTTCCCAGAGCATATGCCTCAAACTCAGCCATCCGTTTATTCTTTGCCTTCTCGATCGCATTCTCCGCAGACTGGCATTTCTTCTTCAAAGCTTCCACATCCGCCGCAGCTGCGTCCTTTTCTTCCTGCAGAAGCTTATCTGACTCTCCCAGTTCCATGATATGCTGCTGAAGCTGAAACAGGATGATCTCTTCCAGATAATAATCATCAATCCGTTTCACACAACCTTCCCTGTTATAAACGTTCAGCCCGGCACACCAGTAATAATGATGGCCGGTAGTGCTGTGCCGGAGATTCCTTCCGCAGCATCCGCATCTCACTCTGCTGACAAGCACATGCCTGTCCTCCTGCTTATTGGGAAGTCTCTTTTTTCCAAGCCTGGACTGCACTTTATTAAAGGTCTCCCTGTCGATAATCGGCTCATGATTGTTCTCGGCGATGATCCAATTCTCCGGATCCGTCACCCGCTTACAGGCTTTTATCTTTTTGCACTCATAGACGCCCTGCACCAGATCTCCGACATACGCCCTGTTCTTCAGCATACGGAGTATCCCGCAGTTCTGCCAGACATAGGTACCGCCTTTTGGCGAAGCCTTCCTGATCCCCTTCTCATCCCAGACCTGCGAAGGCGTTTTCACTCCTTCTTCGTTGAAGATCCTCGCGATCTCTACTGTGGACATCCCGTCTGCGTACATCTGGAATAATCGCCGCACGACAACAGCTTCATCCTCAGCGATCACAAACTTATGCCGGTCTTCCGGATCCTTGGCGTATCCGAAGGGAGGCACGGAGCCAACGAACTTTCCTTGCTCTTTTACTGCCCGCACGGAAGCCTTTATCTTCACGGATAGATCCTTGCTGTACAGATCGTAGAGCAGGTTCTTGAAGTTCACGTCAATATCCGCCACGCTGCCACCGTACTTGTCGCTGTCATATTTGTCGTTGATGGAAATGAACCGCACACCCATGAACGGAAATATCTGCTCCAGATAGGATCCCAGTTCGATATAATCCCTGGCAAAGCGTGAGAAGTCCTTCACGATGATGCAGTTGATCTCCGCGTTCTTCACGCCGTCGAGAAGAGCCTGTATCCCCGGACGGTCAAAGTTCGTGCCGGAATACCCGTCATCCGCGAACTCCACAACCTTATCCTGCGGAAAATGCTCCCGGACATAGTCCCGGAGCAAAAGCCTCTGCATCGTTATACTGTTGCTTTCCTCATGAGAGAACTCATCTTCCTTGGAAAGCCTCATATAGATCGCGATATTCATGATCTGTCACCGCCCTTCAAGGCATCCAGTTCCTTCGCGGAATAGGCGAAATGGATCACAACTCTTTTTCCTTTGAACACCTCAATCTTATCGATCAAGATGTGAAGCACCTCCGCTGTCAGCGGCGTCCCCTTCTTACACTTCACCAGAGTCCGCAGATAGTGGTTCCTTTTCTCCGTGCTGATGTCTATCCCTGCAAACCTTCTGTCCAGCGTTTTCTGCCTGTCCTGCAGCCTGCGGATTTCCCTCTTCCTGTTGTCCGCCGCGTCCATCATCGCCTGCTCCGTGATCTCCCCGGCACGGTAGCGGATGTATTCCTCACTGCCGTCCTTCTTCAGCTTCTCAATTTTAAGAGAGATATCTTCGATCTCTTTCGCAAGCTTTTTCTTTTCGTTCTCCGCCTGCTTTCTGCTCGCATCCACCAGATCCTTCTGCTTCAGCGAAGATAATGAGAACTCCCTGTCCAGTGCTTCCTCGACCAGCCTGTTCAGCACGATCAGCGATATTCTGTCATTATCGCACTTCCTGTCATCAATGGTCTCTTTATTGACGCACCGGTACTGATAATTCCTTGCTTTTCCACCGGAACGAACGCTCAGTCCCACTTCCCTGGTGAACCTGTCTCCGCACAATCCGCAGTAGATCAGATCCTTATAGATATCCTCTTCCAACGGAAGGTTCCTGGATGAACCGGATGAGAACTTATGTGATCTGGCTTCAAACTGCCTCGCCACTTCCTGGAATACCTCTTCGGATATGATCGGCTCATGATTGTTCTCCCGAACCTTCAGCTCCCCTGTCAGAACCTTCGTGCTCGTTCTTCCGGAAACACGCTCCCCGTCCTTCTGCTCACAGATCAGCCATCCGATATAGGCGCAGTTGTTCAGGATCTGGTTCAACGTAGCCTTATGCCAGTTGTGCAGTTCCTCGCCATCCTTCTGATGTACATGACCATACTTCCGGTAATCGCTCGGTCTGTGGATCTTCTCCGCGTAAAGCCACTCGATCATGTCCTGATAGCCTTCGCCGCGAAGGAACCGTTCAAACAGTTCCCTGACGATCGCGGCAGCCTCTTCATTGATGATCAGCACCCTGCGGTTCCCTTCCTTCACAACATCATACCCGTATACCGGATGACAGCCTGAGAAGCTTCCCCTCTCAAACTGCTTCACCCTGGAACTTCTGATCTTGACAGCGATGTCTTTCGCGTACAGTTCATTCACAAGGTTTTTCAGCTGCACCGCCAGGGTCTCCGGATCTCCGTCCATGTTGTCAAAGTTGTCGTTGACGGCGATAAACCTCACGCCCAGGAACGGAAAAATCTTGCTCAGATAATTCCCCATTTCCAAATGGTTCCTTCCGAATCTCGAAAGATCTTTCACTACAATACAGTCCACCTTCCGCATCCGGACATCCGCCATCAGCCGGTCGAAATCATCCCTCTGAAAATTCGTTCCGGTCTTTCCCAGATCACTGTAGCAGTCGAATATCTCCATATCCTCATGCTTGCGGACAAACTCCCGGCACAGCTCCAGCTGATTGTCCACGGACTCATTCTTCCGGTCCGTTCCGTCCACGGACAGCCTGGCGTAGATCCCGACCGAATAAATCTTATCTTTCTTCACAGGCACCACTGCCTGTCTCTTCTTAGAAGTTCTTGCCATTTACATCACCTTTCCTTCGGCTTCGCTGTGCTTAAGGAAGTCGCAGAGCATCGCCACCTTAAGAAACTGGTTCTGATGCCGGAGTACGACATGCACCCGCTTATCGTCATACACGTAGATTTTCTCCACCAGATGCACCAGCGTTGTGCGGTTCAGTTCTTCCACCTGCAGGACATCCTTGTACTGTTCCAGCTTCATGCCGGCTTCCAGTCCGTTCTTAAAAAGCCCTTTCAGGTTCTCGATCTGTTTTTCCAGATCGGACTCGATCGCCGCGTTCTTTTCCTCATAGATCGCTGAGAACGTCTTAAAATCCTCTTCAGAAATGATGCCCTTCTTGTAATCCTCATACAGCGCCGCCCTGAGTTTCACATATTTCTCCTGCTCCGCCTTCAGATCGACGATCTCCTTGTCAAAAGCCACGATATCGTCATAGCGCATATCCAGATCCTTCACCCTGGCAAGTGCTTCCATCTGATCAAGGATCGTCTCCACACGGCTCTTGATGCCGTAAAGCACCATCTTATCCAGATCATCCTTAAGGATGCTATGCCTACTGCACTTCTTATTCTTGTTATAGTTGGAGCAGATAAAATACACCCTGGCCTGTCCCTTATACCGATTGACACGCCTTGTCATCTGTTCGCCGCAGTCCCCGCAGAATAGAAGGCCGGAATACAGATGGGAAGTATTCTTCCCTGTAGCGGACCGGCAGTCCGTCTGCAGGAGCTGTTGCACCACTTCAAACAGGTCTTTAGATATGATCGCCTCATGCGCGTCCGGCACTCTCACCCATTCGTCCGCAGGCTTCACCACGGACTTCTTTACCTTATAATTCACGCGTTCCGACTTTCCCTGTACCAGTGTGCCAATATAGGTTTCATCCATCAGGATCCGCCGGATCGACTGTGCAGACCATCTGCTCCGCTTCTTCGTGCGGAACCCGGTTGAAAACTTCTCGCCGTTCGACCTCTTGTACTCCATCGGCGACAGAACGCCCATGCTGTTCAGCCTGTCGGCGATCGCTTCAAAGCTGTATCCGTCCACCTTCCACTCGAAGATGCTCTCCACGATATCGGCGGCGTATTTGTCGATAATCAGATGGTTCTTGTCATCCGGATCCTTCCGGTACCCGTACATGGCGAACGCTCCGATGTACTGGCCACTCTCACGCTTCATCTTCTGCTGGCTTTTTACCTTTACGGAAATATCCCTGCAGTAAGCATCGTTGATAAAGTTCTTCACCGGCAACACCAGTGACTCTTCGTTGAAATCGGCGGTCAGTGAGTCGTAATTGTCATTGATCGCGATGAACCGCACCTCGTGCTCCGGAAAAGTTTTCTGTATCAGCCTGCCGGATCCGATATAGTCCCTGCCAAGTCTCGACAGGTCTTTCACGATCACACAGTCGATCAGACCTGCCTCGATGTCTCCCATCATCCTCTTGAACGCAGGTCTGTCAAAGTTCGCTCCGGACCATCCGTCATCGACATAGAAATCGAAGATCTCCATGTTATCCTGCTTCCGGATAAAGCTCCGGATGATATCCCTCTGCGATGTAATGCTGTTGCTCTCCGCCTTCCCGGCTTCGCCGTCATCCTTGGAAAGCCTGAGGTAGACAGCAACGTTGTAAAAATCTTTCTTCTTCACGTTATCAGCCTCCTTATGATTTTAGCCAGGCATCCGTCCTACGGGACACGACCGCGATCAAAGGGGCTGACCCAATCCTATCGGAACAATAATGCCACGCAGCAGACAGAAAAAACATATACCAAAACTCAGAAGGGGATCCGTGTCATCCTCTTCGCCAACTGAACCATCCTGTCCTCCAGGGTATCCTGCGAAGTCTGAGAAAAGGTGACCATCAGAACATATTCCCCCACATTCTCAGCGTAGGGGTTCTTCGTCTTCTCCAGAAATTCCCTCATACGCTGCACGGCAGGCTTTGATCTGTCCACTTCGATATCTCCGGCGTTGTCCAGATCCTCACGTTTCAGATCCCGGATATCCATATTTTCCAGTCTTTTCAATTCTTCAACACTTATGAGCATTTCACTTCCCGTCCTTTCTGAGAGCTTTCCTCCCATGTCACAGGCAACGAAAACGGGCCGATTTTTACCCTCTGAAGCAAAAAAAAATGGCAGACAGAGATTTTTTATATCCCTGTCTGCCGTATAGGCTTTATTCTTTTATGATCTGAATCAGCACAGTTGAATCAGCTCATTACTTTTTAGCGAAATAAGCGTCTGCCTTCTGTGAATACCGGTAGAGCATTTTCGCCATATCGATGGTCGTCTGCTTCTGCCCCTTGGTGTTCGAGAGCACAGACTCTGCCCAGCTGAGAGCGCTTGCTTTGATCGTAAACGTCTCACCGCTCTTGCTGATCACAATCTCTGACGCGGTGCTCAGCTTGCCGGCCGGAATGGATTTCAGTTCCACACAATAAATGCCACTACCGCAATCCTCCGGTGTCACTGCTTCTCCATCGAGAGTGATTGTATACGCATCCACGTTGTCTGCGAGCTTGAAATAGATCTGCATTGTCGTATCCGACTGCAGGGCAAGACCTGTACCTGCATACTTTGCGATCTTCGATCCCTTGTCCACAACAGTGGCGTATGGTTTGAGATCCTTGGCGGAGATATACAGCAGCTTGTCTGTGATCTTTGCAGTATTCGTCTTGTATCCAGTCATCAACTGAGCATAGCCACAGTAGTTCTGAATGGCGGTTACAAGATCAATGGTCTTCTCACCATACTGCTCATAGTTGGTAAGATAGGAATCTGTAATCTCGCTTACGCTGAAGGTAAAGGAGGACAGATTCTTCTTTCCATAACGGAGAGTGATGGTGTTTCCATTCTTGCCGATCAGCTTCAGGTCGATCTTCTCGTTGATCTGTTTCGCCGGAACATACGTCTGGATCTCATAAATCTCTTTTTTTCCGGAAGTATAGTGTTCCTGATCGGAAAGCTTCAGAACGTTTTCCTTGCCGTCAACATTGACGATCACACTTGGATCCATATCTTCTACAGCTTTATTATCCGTAAATCCCAGAAGCACGTTTGCGCCAATCTTTCCTTTCAGCGAAAGACCTGTACCACAGATCTGACTAGTAATCTTCGCAGCCACCGAAGTTGGTGTTGCTGTTGGTTTCGGCGTGGATGTTGGTATCGGTGTAGCTGTCGGTTTTGGTGTGGATGTCGGTATCGGTGTGGATGTCGGCACTTCCGATTTCAGAAAATGGATAGTAATCTCCTTGCCCAAAAAATCATCGTCTGTTTCGTCCCATCCTTTTTGCATAACCACTCCGTCTCCTCTTTGCTCAAAATGCGGACGATACTTATCTATTTTATTCCATTCTTCTTTTGTGCCATTGTAATATATATCGGTTAATGATGTACCATATGCAAATACCGGATCCTCATATCCTGTACGAGGTTTTAATTTAGCAAATGCATAAAACTGTTCAAGCGAATGTGGTAAATAAATGTTTTTTAGATTTGTACAGTTAGCCCATACACTCGCATATATTTCTTTTATCCCGTTAGGTATACTTATTTCTTTGAGACTACTGCAACCACTAAAAGCACTTTCCCCTATAGATGTCACACTATCTGGAATTGTTATTTCTTTAAGACCGCTGCACTCCGCGAAAGCACTACTTCCTATAGATGTCACACCATCTGGAATTGTTATTTCTTCGAGACCGCTGCACTTCGCGAAAGCACTACTTCCTATAGATGTCACACTATCTGGAATTGTTATTTTTTTTAGACCGTTGCAATTATAAAATGTGCAATACCCAATTGCTGTCCAACTTTCCGGGATTGTTATTTCTTCAAGACCGCTGCAATCAAAAAAAATACTATCTCCTATAGATGCCACACTATCTGGAATGATTATTTCTTTAAGACTGCTGCAACCAGAAAACGCTCCCCACTCAATTGCTGTCACACTATCAGGGATTGTTATTTCTTCGAGACCGCTGCACCGCCAAAAAGCATTACTTCCTATAGATGTAACACTATCCGGGATTGTTATTTTTTTTAGACCGTCACAAGTAGAGAACGTGAAGCTCTTTATTGCTGTCACACTATCTGGAATTGTTATTTCTTCGAGACCGCTACACCTCTCGAAAGCACCAGCACCTATAGATGTCACGCTATTGGGGATAGTTATTTTTTTTAGACCGCTGCACCCCGCGAAAGCACTACCACCTATAGATGTCACGCTATCCGGGATAGTTATTTTTTCTAGACTGCTGCAACCAGAAAAAACGCCATTATCAATTTCTGTCACACTATTTGGGATGATTATTTCTTTTAGACTGTTGCAACAATAAAAAGCATATGCTTCAATAGCTTTTACACTCTTAGGTATTTTTATTGTTTCTATACTGGTACCTTCATCAAAAGCGTTTTTCCCAATAGATTCAACTCCTTCACAGACTTCGATTTCCTTAATATCCTCGCTCTCAAATCCAGGCAACTTATGTAATTTATTATGAATATTTGTGATTAATGTATCTTCTAAGACATTCGTCGTACGGTAACCCTCCATTTCTCCTTTGCCCGAAATGATGAGCTTAAGATTACCATCATCCTTTTTGATGACCTGCCACTTAACATTATCTTCTGAAGTTTTTGAACAATCCCCCGAAAGAATAACTGTCGATATTGGCATTGGAGTCGCAGTAGCTGTTGGATTCTCTAACCTCATAAAATATATAGTGATATTATTATCTTCAATAAACTCATTATAATAGTCAGAGTTTTTATCTATTTTATCCCAGTCTTCTCTTGTTCCATCGTAATATATCTCTTTAAGACTGCTGCAATCATCAAATATATAATTTCCAATAGAACTTACCCCGTTGGAAATGCCTATTTTTTCGAGACCACTGCATTGAAAAAAAGCTCCACCCCCAATGGTAGATACGCTTTCAGGAATGCTTATTTCTTTAAGACTACTGCAACCCTGAAATGCATCAACTTCTATAGAACGTAAACCTTCAGAAAGAATAATTTTTTCAAGGCCGATGCAATCACGAAAGGCATCTATTCCAATGGAGGTTACGTTTTTAGGAATGTTTAATTCTTTAAGACTACTGCAGCCTTCAAATTCGCCGTCTGCAATAGAATTTACACCATCAGGAATGTTTATTTTTTTGAGACTACTGCACCCATAAAATGCAGCCATTCCAATCCTAGATACACTATTAGGTATAATCATTTCCGTGAGATTACTGCAATCCATAAATGCATGCATCGAAATCTCTGTAAGTCCATTTGACAAGTATACTTGCTCAACTTCCTTTGCATCTTGAAAGGCGCTATTTCCAATACTCGTAACACCTTCACAGATTTCGATTTCCCTTATATACTCGTTTTCAAATTCAGGTAACTTATGCAATTCATTATGTATACTGGTAGTTAATGGAATGACCTCCTCGCCGTGCCGAAAATTAGTCATTTTCCCTTTGCCTGAAATGACCAGTTTCAGTTTTCCATTTGCTTTTTGTACTCTCCATTTTACACTGTCTTTGGATGATTGCGAACAATCCCCTGAAAGAATTGGTGCCTGAGTAGGAATCGGTGTCGCTGTTGGAGTTGCCGTAGGAGCAGCAGAACCATCAGTGACATAAAACCATTTACTTAACAGCAAATATTCAGTTCCATTTACTATGGCAGTAATCTTATACTCATAAGATCCTGCAGACAGCTTTGAAAACTTTACATCATAATCTACATTCTTTAAGTCATAAGAAGTAGCATTCGGGTGTACTGATCTCCCTGTTATGCACGATCCATAGTCATCAAATACGTATACATGAATGGTGCTAATCGGATTCCTACAGGATACAATACCACGAACATTAAAAGCGGTCCCTTTTTTCAATTCAGCAGGAGGAACGCTCTGACCCGATAACGATGGTGTACTACTGAGATTCGTACTACTGTAATTCGGTCTTACTATTTCAAGAATACGCCCCGTTGTATAGCTATTGCTATGTGTACCTACGACACCTCCACTTATTGTTGATGTCGACGTATTTCCTCCAATCGAAGAAATGATTCCACCGGAATTACCATACACAATTTCAACATGATCGTGACTAGTGACTGCACCGTCCCAATCATAGAAAACAATATCTCCTGGTCGGGCATTCTGTTTACTTACAACAGATCCACCCGCATTGATTATATTATTACGAAAATAATCACACCTGCCATTTGCAGGCACTGCTCCACTCTGTCCTGCGATTTGCGCACAGTCACTCGCAAAATCTGCGCACCAGGCTTCTGTATAACCAAAATCCGCTTTTCTTCTGCCTTTCTGAGCAAGCGCTACATTCACAATATCTGTGGCGCCATCACCAGTCAGGTTATATCCACCGGCAAAATGATCGGCTCTTGATTGAGTTCCCACTAGATCCTCATCAACGACTTTAGCTGATATATTATTCTCCGCAGCCCCTATTTCATCCATGTTGATGTCTGTATCCGCACAAACACCAACAGGCAAAGAAGATACCGCCAAAGCGACGGTGGTCAGTAATACAAGTAATCGTTTTCTCACATGAATCCCCCTTTTGATGTAATATGTAAAAATGTCAGCAAGTGAAAATACATACACTGAAAGCATGCGAGAATTACAGAAACATGTATATTCAAATTTTTAGAATACTATCTTATTATTTGGTTTTGCGGTCGCTTATGTACGGACTGAAAACCATGTTTGAAAAACTCCAAATCGGACAGAGCGATTCACGATAAACACAAAAAAAAAAAAACGGTCAACAGAGCACTTCATCTCTGCTGACCGCCGTAATTATTTCTTTTCTGTTTTCAATCCATACCAGGCAATTCCTTCATCTTTCCAACCTACTGTTAAAAGATGCTTCTTGCCAAAAACATATTCTGTTTCTTAGGCGCCTTTTTTTACACATAAGCGGATTGGCATCATTCAAACAATCTTGAAAGTAAATAACCACTTACTTTTAATCAAAAAAAAAACTGCGAACATCAGGATTTCTCCCAATGCCCGCAGGCTCGATAACAATTCATTATTCACTTTACACTTGCTGACAGAAATCAAGGCTCAGCCATCCGATCCCGCTCTTCAGCCTTCCCCATCCAGCCGTTGAGCCTTTCCCGTACTTCACTTCCACAATGGTATATACCCCGACCGGGCAGAACTGCACTCTGCTGTAACCTATTCCCGGCCCCTTGCGGATGTTCAGATCAGAAATGCTTACCTTCACCAGAAACGGCACATTATCGGCAGGCTCCGCCGCCTTCGGCTCATACACCACATTTCCGTCAACGTCGAACACTTTATATCCCGGATTCTGATCCGCGCAATTCTTCGCGTTATACAGAATCTTAAAAGCACCCTTCTGCGTCTTGCTGTCAGCCCAGCTCTTACGGACGCGATACCACCGGATCACTTCTCCGCCGCCGGAATTCTCCACATCATACTGTGTCAGGTTCCACTTCTCAATAATGGCGCAAAGCTTCTCCACATAGGTAAGGCTTGTGGCATAGCCGCCGTCATTGATGATCTGCGCAGCCTTTTTATAATCTGCGCATCCCTTCAGACCATCGTATCTCAGTTTCTTTCCGTTCATCGCTCCGAGCAGATAAGCGGAATGGTCAGTGATCGAATCCTCGATGCAGGGATACTTGCGGAAATCTGCCGTGATGATCTCATAGCATCCATCCGTATGCTGTTCCTGCGTCTTCTTCGTGTACTTGCTCTTTCCATCCCAGCTTGACCCGCTCCAAGTGTTCCCGGACAGGCCACATTTCATCCCGAAGACATTGTTGGCATTCTGCGCAAGTTCCGACTTACCATAACCGGATTCCAGGATAAACTGCGCAAGAGAAACCGATGCAAGGATCCCGCTTTTCTTCTGATCAGCTGTAAACAACGCACCGACGTTCCTAATCACGTCCGGCTCTGACAGATTCTTCAGTGCCGATGCCTGTGTACCCTTTGAACTGGAACCGCCATCAGCCGAACCGCCCAATGCCTTCGTCACCTTTTCAGCCAGATCCCCCATCCTTGCGTACATCCAGTTGCCCGGACAGGACTTATTCGCAAACCATCTGTGAACCGTCAGGATCATCTCGCCGCTTTTCGGCGAATAATTCAGCGTCTTATCCTTATCCCCGAACCAGATCAGCTTATTCTTCCCGTTACGCTTGCAGATATCAATGCAGAGTTCAATCAGCCTCTGGTAAACGATATCCCTGAAAGCGTAAGGCTCCGAAGTATCAGAAGCGCACTCGATTGTGACCGCCCTCTGGTCATTCGCTCCGGACGAAGAACACCACGACCTGTTTTTCTCTTCCACATACAACCCGACACGACCATCCTTGTCGATGCCATAATTGCTGGATGCCTGTGTGCTGCTCTTCGCGAACCAGTCTCCCAGACCTTCTGCTGTCACCTGCCCAACCGTGCAATGCGGTGTGATTCTGTCAATCGCCATTGTCCTCTGCCCGGAATGGTTCGGGGAGAGCTTCGTGTATGACACCATTGAACTATTTGTGTATCCCATTACTTCTCACCGTCCTTCTCATCTTCCTTCTCACATCTGTCGTGCAATTGCTCCAGAACCTTCCGGAGTTTCACCGGAACAGGCAGTCCCAGGTATGCCGCGTTCTCTACAAGCGACAAGCCTTCGTTGCTCAGATAGAAGAATATGATCGCCGTCCTGAGGACTCCCGTTTCACCGAAGATCTGCGTATCCAGCAGATGTCCGATGCCTACCAGGGCAAAGATCAATACTTTTCTGCAGATCCCCCTGAAGCCCACGGCGGACGAAAGCTTCTTATCCGCCACCGCACACATGATCCCTGTGACGTAATCCAGCACCACGAATGCCAGAAGCGCGTACAGAAGGCCGTCACTCCCGCCAAGGAAGTATCCAAGCCATCCGCCCACAGCCGCGAAGATTGCCTGTATCACATTCCAAAACTCTTTCATCACAAATTCCTCCATTTCTTTGCAAAAATATAGGGATAGCCGGAGCCGTCCCTTGATAACAGTTATTCAGTTACCCAGAGCCTACGGCGTAACCGTCTGCTCCGTCAGCGTATAGGTGATCTTCATCGTCTTATCCGCGTTCTTGACCACGGCCTGTGACAGATTGCTGATCGTTGCCAGATACGGCGTCAGGATCCATGTATATCTGTACTGGTTAAGATACGCGCCTCCCCAGGCAAAGACATATTCTTTGTACTGGAAGAATGGTGTGGACACATTCCCACACCTTACGCCTGCATAAGTCGCCAGCACATTGTCGCTCACATCGATTTCAAAATCGTAAGCTACGATAATATCATTGATAAGCGCCATACAGCAGTCACAGCTTCCAGTCTCGCCAAGGCACTTCATCGTTGATGTGAACCCAAGCGAAATCAGCGTCACATCCGTGCTGTTGGAAATATTGATCTTGTAAACGCCGGTCTTGTCATAAGACGGCACATACAGATATCCATTTCTCACAACTGCGCTCCTGTTTCCTGACGGATAACTGGATCCTTCCTTGAAGCTTCCCATTGTCATCAGCGTGGCGTTGGAAAGCGTCCAGCTTCCTTCCGTGAACGTGTAGTCGCTCTTTTTGATCTTGATCCAGAGTACCGTCGCGCTGCCGGATGAATTGCCCTGATTGGCGAAGCCGTACCAGTAACCGTCCCCTCCGTCCATGAAGATTCCATACGGCGTATAGCTGCCGAAGAAATGGAAGGTGCTGCACTGCAGAACCGTTGCGTCTTCCAAAACCAGTGTGGAATCATCCAGCTTTTCATTCAGCCCGATATCAAACACCGGAATCCGGTACCTCTTGATTGTCACCGTATTGCTCTCGTAAGACAGCGAATACAGCTTCGCGTTCACGAAATCCACCGTAACCGTCCGGTACAGATCATTGATGAACCCGTCGCCATCATCCAGGCTGACTTTCTTGATCTGCAGAAGTGTACTGTCCACCGCCACGTCGGATCCGTAAGCGTTTGCCCCGCCCTGTTTGGAAGTAAGTCCTACTGCCGCAATTGTGCCGTTGCCCTGTGATGGCGTGAACTCCCAGACGAACTTATATCCGTTGGAAAGTTTCATGCTCTCCGTCAGGTTCATGCTTCCCCTCTTCGTATTCGCCGTGGCGTTGACATCATTGCTGGCATAGGCCACCGGCAGATTTGTTGACGGCAGATAAAGATTATCCGCCTGTTCCGTGATAGAACTTGGAAAAAGAAGGATACCTCCGATCATGTTCGGACAGATCGGAAGCAGCTCATCATTCCATGTCAGGGAATCATCATACTGGCCGCCGGCCTTATACATGACGCCCATCGGATTCACCCCCAGAATGTCGTTGACGGCGTTGGTGACCATGTTGGTCTCCGATACCGTCTCGATCACTCCCGTATTCTGGTCTTCCAGTTCTATGACCATGTTTCCTGTATATCTCTTCATAAACGCCTCCTAACTGTTGCTCCCCGGCACATCCACCGGCATAGCGAATCCGCCCACGCCCGTTCTTCCGGATTTCACATCGGAATAGAATCTCTTCACGGTCTCTTTAATCTCCCAGACATCGTTCTCAGTAAACGCTTTCACCTGAAGCCTGCCAGTCTGGGAACCGTTGCCGATCCTGAACAGATCTACATACTCTTCAATATCAATCCTGCCGTCCCATGCAGCAGATGCTCCCATACTCTGGCCGGAAATAGAAGCAATGCACATGCCGGTATCCACCGCAGCCGTGCCGCCCTCGCATCTCATATAGACATTGAAGATATTCGTATAATTCGGCACCACATTCTCAATCGGATAATACAGAAGGATCGTATGCCTTCCTGAGTGCCAGTTTTCCTGCGGATAATGCACCGGAATCATCTGGTTGTTGAACTCGAAAGAAAAGATCACATCCGCGTGACCGTCCTCCGTCCAGCTCATCGGAAGCGATACCGTTATGGTCTGCACTTCCGTATTGCCGATCACCTCCGGATGATCCGGATCTTCCGGTTCCGGTTCGTCCACCGCCACAGACGGAATCACCACATCCCCTGATGCCGTCGCGCTCTTCGTCACCTGCTCCGCCGTCACATCCACAATCACCTGTCCGAAGAACTGCGCATGGTTCGCCTCCGTCGTGGCAAACTCGATGGAAATGATCTTCGTATCCACATCCCCGACCGTAAATGATGAAGCGTTGGTAAATGTATGGATCCCGATCTTCCCCGCTTCGATCTGAGCCAGGAGTCCGGAGATGTTCTTATCATTCTTGCTCTTCGCCTGGGACAGCTTCGGATTCTTTCCCACACACTTAATCGCCTGCCTGCCACCGATCTTGATGCTGTTCGATGTGATGCAGGCAATCTTCGTCGCATCCGCCTGACCTCCGGTAAAGGAAAGAATGTCTCCCACATCCAGCGCCGGATTCCCGATCGTGTCCGAATCAAACGGAACATAGTTCACCACAGACAGGTCATTCAGGATGTTCTCGCAAAGCTGCCTTCTGGTCTCTTCCAGACCAAACTGCAGAAGCGGATTCACGCCCAGATTCATTGTCAGCCCGTCATCCGGATCCAATGCGTAATACTCCGCGATCTGCGTCCGCAGGTTCGTAGAGCTGACTGCCGTATATCTTGTGATAAAGTCCGAAAAGCTGGAAGTGAACCTGTGCTTCCTCTCAACTGTCAGCACCGACTGATCCCCATACTTCCTCAGTTCCAGCTCCCCGGCTCTGTTTATCACGAAAAAACCGCCAAGCACCTGTCCCACATAGAACAGCACATCGCGGTAAGTCTCAATGTCATTATCAGAATAGATGGACAGGTTCTCCGATCCGTTAGGCATCGCCTCAATGGCCGCCCTGTCCTGATCCAGATCCACATCACATGCTGTAGAACAAAGCACCATGAAATCATAGGCGTTACCGATGGATTCCAGAGAAGTAAACGCCCTCTCAAATCGAACCATGTAATCATACGCCTTGATCTCCAGGCACTTCGCTTTCCTGTTCGCCTCCGACACCTCATAGATTCCCATCGGAATCGTTTCATAAATGCCGTCAGCCTCAACAGCCTGGTCATAATTTGGATCCAAATCGCCGCTGCTCCTGCTGTCCGATATCTTCAGGTGATAGAACAGTTCCACCTTTGCGTCTTCCAGCGTGTACCTGTTGATCTCGGAGAAAAGCGAAATCCCCATCTCCGCTGCATACACGGTACCCAGTTCGATTTCCGTAGATCCGCAGCACTGGCTTGTGATATAACCGCTGCCTTTGACCATATCTTCTTGGTCAAAGTGGTAAACCGTCCCGGCAGTCGTAGTGATCTTACCGGTCCAGTAGTATTTTCTTGTATTCGCCTTCACCGCATTCAGGAAGGCGCTGCTCACTGGATACATAGCCGCCCTCCTTAAAATTCTTTCAGTGTGAAGGAAACCTCCCAGAGAGAACCGTATGATGTATCGCTCACCAGCTTCACCTGATACCCGTCAATGTACATCTGCGTGTTGACGATGTTCATGGTCTCCGTGTCCAGATATCCCACGGTAATGCTTGCCAGTTTCTTATACGCCGAAAACTTATTCAGCCATCTCTTCGATACCCGAAAGGTCACGCCGATCTGAACCACGCCCTCACGGACAACATCCCTCTGTGTGGTTCCTGCTTCCGTCACGCCGCCACTGTCTGCCTCTACATCCGACAGATTCACGGAATAAGAGGCAGGCTTCGGTATGTTTTCATTGTTGAAAACCAGATATTGCATATGTGCCATATTACCTGCCTCCACTTCTTAGATTCATTCTCTGCTGAGCCGTAACCACGATCTCATCAATCATGTCACCGCCGATATAAACCGGAATTACGATATCCCCTGCAGCGCCTCCGCCGGCAAGAGCCGTATTCAACGCCGTATTGATACCGGAGATCAGGTTCCCACCATTCACACCGCTGCCAGAATAACCGCCCTGAGCAGCCATCACCCTCGGAGTGATCGTCATATCCCCGGTCACGCCCTGCATTGCCTGTTCGATCATGCCCCGGCTCTTCTCAATACCCTTGGCCAGACCGCCGATAAAGTCCGGCATCCAGCTCTCATAATCCGTAAGCGGTCCTTCATCCGGCACGGAGAAATGCAGGAAGCTCCTGATCTTGTCCGCAACCGATGAAACAGCATCCCCGACCTTTCCGATCATGGACTTGATACCATTGACAATGCCGCCGATGAAATCAGCACCCCACTGGAAAGCCTGCGATGCCAGATTCTTCACGAAATTGATTGCCTTATCAAATCCGCCCTTCACCACGCCATAGATATTTCCGCA